TTTTGAATATAACTCAAAAGATTATTATTACTTTTTACATGGACCATTATGGAAGGAATCAATATAAAACGATTAATCGAAACTGCTTGTTATTTTAATAAAATTAGTATTAGAAAATATTATTCTACTACAACTAAACTTAATGTGGCAGATACTAGGGCGATTGTATGCAATATTTTGTTAAATGAATATAAATACACTAAAGAAGAAGTGTCAGAACTTATGGGTCGTTGTATGGATAGTATAAAATCATATATAAAAATTCATCAACAATATGAAATTATAAATCATTATACAAAATTGTATCAAAATACATTAGAACATTTTAAAATGGACTTTGAAACTGAACACCATGAACATCATTCAAAGATTCAAAAAACAAAATATGATATGGAATTAGAAACAAAAGTTGAAAGGTTATTAAATGAAGTTGGATATTTACAATTCTTGTTAGAAAAACATAAACGAAAAGTATATTAATGAAAATATTAAATTTATACGCTTGTTTGGGTGGAAATAGATATAAATGGAATGAAGTAAAAGATGATATAGAAGTGACTGCTGTTGAAATAGATGAAGAATTAGCTAGATTATATCAAGAGAGATTTCCTAATGATAAAGTAATTGTAGCAGATGCACACCAATATTTATTAGACCATTACAAAGAGTTTGATTTTATTTGGTCAAGTCCACCATGTCCGACACATTCATTCTTTCAAATAACAATGAGAAATAAAAGGAAAATGAAATATCCTGATATGAAATTATATCAAGAAATAATACTTTTAAAACATTTTTATAAAGGTAAATATTGTGTTGAAAATGTAATACCATTTTATCAACCATTATTACCAGCTTATAAAAGGGGAAGGCATTTATTTTGGACTAATTTTAGATTACCAAATATTTTAAGTGAAAGAAAAGCACCAAGCATGAATAATGCTAAATCTGAAGTAAACAAACTTATAAAATTTCATAAATATAATTTTAGAAAATATAAGGGAAAATATCACATGCAGAGTTTGGCTAGAAATTTAGTGGACTATGAAGCTGGTAAAACAATATTTCAAACACTACTAGATATTAAAGAAAATAAAATAAATCAAATAGGTTTATTCAGTTAATAATTAAAAAAAAAAGTTATGTTAAAAATTAGAGGAAAAATTACAAAAATATTAGAACCTGAAGTTAAAGAAACTAAAGGGGGTAAATTATATATTCAGAAAGTTATTTTAGATAATAACCCAGATTATGAAAATCAAATTATGTTTCAGTTTTTAGGCGATTCGTATAAAGAATTGGATTTCAAAGAAGGTCAAGAAGGTGAAATGTATTTTTATATAAATGGCAGAAAATGGAATGATAAATACTTTGTTAATCTAACTGCTAAAAAATTTGAAGCAGATATTTCAATTCCTGTGGGTGATGAAGTTATTTCTAATTTTGAAATGACAGAAAAGATTGAACAAGATGCAGAAGAAATGGCAATGAATATTCAAAATGAATTTCAGAAAGATGAAAAAGATGATTTGCCATTTTAAATTATAAATTATGGAAAACTTAATCTTTATACTAATTATTTTTGTTTTTATTATAGTTCTATTAATTCTAATTAGAATTGAAAAACATTTAACCTTACATGGTCAATCTTTATGGTTAATAATGGAACATTTAAAAACGCAACACAAAAAATCAATAATAAAAAAAAGTAAAAAAAATGGCAAAGTATAGACACATACATACAACCTTTTGGAATGATCCTTTGGTTTTAGATTTAACACCTGAACAAAAGTATTTTTATTTATATTTATTAACCAATGATAAGGTCAAACAATGTGGTATTTATGAGATATCATTAAGACAAATTGTATATCAAACTGGATATAATAAAGACACTATTTTAACTTTGTTAGCTTTTTTTGAAGATGCAGGAAAAATAATTTATTCACCTGAAACAAATGAAATATTGTTAAGAAACTTTTTGAAATATAATTCAAGTAAATCACCAAAGGTTATTAAATGTATAGAAGATG